TTGTTGTTAATGCGACTGAGTTGATTACAGCAGCGGTAGCATGAGAATGCAAAGTTGCTTGAGCAGAAGCAGATGCCCCTGCACTAAATGATGCCGCACCCTCAACTATTGTCACCCCTGCCGAAGCAGAGATAACACCAATTGCGTGTGTATTGAGTGCGGAAAAATTCATTTAGTCTAGTGTCACCGTAACACCACTGACAGCAAACGAAAGTACATCGTCAGCGGTTAGTGTCTTGGACGTTGCCAAGTTGGTGTGATAAAGCATGTTGCCACTGGTTGCCGCATCGAAAATGCCGATGTGACTAATGGTGACGTTAGACCCGACCAATGCAGGAAACTGAATCTGAGCGTCACTATTAACGGCTCCACCAGAAACAGTACCAAACGACATAGCCTGTCGAGCATAGTTAGTCCATGCACCTTCAGTACCGCCAGAGGAAGTATCCGTAGGATCACCGACAAATACAGCAAGGTATGCTGTGGAAATTGAAGGGAATGCTACACCCTTTAATGTTGAATTGAGAATTGTTGTCTCAAGGTAATCAGAAAACTTAGACATTGCTAACTCCAAATAAGATTTTAAGTTGCACTATTTAGTGCAGGATTGGGCCAGCGCCCCTACGCTCCAAATCGAACTGACTTAACGCGGAGATTTGTACTGTCGTACCCTTGCATCTGAGCTACCTTCGCTCTTGCAAGTTCACGATCAAATAATTGCCTGTAGTAGGCTGCTCGATTGGGGTCGTACCATTCGGTATTGGCCATCATGCAAAGAAAGTGTTTGGCCCCTGTCTCAATAGCAGTGCGCCATCTAACGCCCAGCTCATAAGGAATGCTTGTTGCTGTTTGCTTTGGCTTCAAAGCCATGCGACATTCAAGCTCTTCACCAACACTAGGTATAGGTGCCATCCGCGTGGTTAGTATTCCATCGGTAGAGTAATAAGTTGGAGTGGCCCATCGGGTTTCATCCTCAACGTCACCCTGCTGCTGATACATTTTGCTAACAGGTATGGCAATTAGTTCAACGCCTTTGCGAGAAATTGAAATTAACTGAACCAACTCTGCATTTCGCGGAATAGGTAAATCGTGTTCTACATCACCAGCCCCAGTATCCAACGTGTCCTCTGAATGTTCCCAGATAAGGGTGCGCTCACACAGTTCCGAAGTAGCTCGGCGTAGGGAATGGATAATGGTGAATGAGGGTGCGCCTTGAATCTCAACAACTACGTCAGGGACAAGATCTTCTAGCTTTATATCAGCCATATGAATTCCTAAGAGTTAACTGCGTCTGCGCCCTGAGCTGCACGAAGCGCAGCACTAGAGGCATCAATCTTTGATTTAACACCCAGTGAAGATGCAAATGCCATCATGTGAATCTGCGCTCGAGTGGCATTGCCTGCGAACTCAGCGTCTTTGTTGTAGGCACGATAGAGAATAAAATCCAACAGGGCGTTGGCGTAAATGTCATCTATCCCTATCACTACAGTTGCTGCCGAAGACGTTAGAGTTTCGTCAGCATTAACAATAGAAATTTGTGCAGGCACTGTGGAATATATGATTTCAATCCGTGTTTCTGCGGTGGGGCGAGGGTACAAATAAAAGTTCTTTGGATCACGCTCGTCATACACCCAATGCTCAATGTTCACGCTAGCTGTGGCGTTATGCCACGCTGGAACTTGATCATCTAGAATGGATCTCTGGATCAAACGAATCGCTTTAAAGGTAGACGTTGCCGCAGTGTTGCGGGTGAGTTCAATAATTCGCAATCCCACTGAAGGTATCGACTGCTTAGATTGACTAGCCACTGGAGTAAACTCAGTATTAATTGTGTTCGCATCAGGTCGGTACAAAACAACTTCTTTGTGCGCATCGTTTAACCAATACTGAAGTTCAGAGTTTGGCCACCGCGTGCCAGACGAGCCTGTGTCCTGCAACACAATCTTAGCTCGATTGATAATATCTTTGGCTAACGTGACGGCCATGGATTACTCCTAGATTAATTTACCGCTTGAATCGCATGGTACCCATTCAGGATTTAACTCAGACCATGGAACGGTGGGGTAAGGAAAACCATCAACAGGATTCCGAACAAACTGAAGAGCAGGTTCTTTCTTTGGCTTCTTGGTTTCTTTTTTATTAACCACTGGCTCATTCAGACCTAGAGAGTCCTTGACCATTTTCGTAGCATCGGCTCTTAGTTGGCTGGCCTTGATGCGCTTATCCATATCGATACCGAAATGCTGTTTAACGTAGCTTTCAAGATCGTCTTTCGACATGGTTTCAATAAGATTTAGATCTGCTTCAGATACCGCAGACTGAATTTTTAGAGCTTCACCTTCTGACATAATCGTTCCTCAAAAAAAACCCCCACCCCGAACAAATCGAGATGAGGGTATTTGCTTACTTCTTGGCGTTTAACAAAACAGCAGAAGTAGGTTGTACGACTTTGTAGCCGTATACTTTTAAACCACGGATGGCATCACCGAAACGGCTTTCCAAACGGAGGGTTTCAGTCTTAACAAACTGGCTAGCAAACGTAGCGAACTGGGTAGTACCACCCATGATCTTGTACTGAGCATCAGCATCAGCAGCTGCCGCAACAGCAGCATCGTCACCACGAATAGGCAAGTTGTTAGACTGGTAGATCGTAAAGCGATCAATGATGCCTAACTTACCATTACGCGCAATCGAGGTAGAATCACCTGCTTGGTTAGCGTTTTGGAGGTCGGACTTCTTGATCATTGAACAAATCCAAGGTGGTAGAACCAACCAACGACCAGCTTCAGCTTGATCAGCTTCGTCTAACTTGTTACCCATATCAATAATATGATCGATAACGTTAGCCTTAGTGATCTGCTGAGCATTAGCGTAAGTAGCTCCACCAATGATATTGGCAGCAGCAACGCCACTGTAAATACCACCTAACACATCGCTATCAACAGCAATCTTCATACGCTCACCAGCATCACGAGTTGCCTCGTTCACTAGCTGAATATCAGATTGAGCCATCAATACATCGTCAACTTTGAAAGCAAACATCTTAGCTTTGTCGATTAACAACTCTAGCTCGGTATCGTTAAGATCCGCATAGCTAGTGATTGGGGTTGCGTGAGCTGGATCGTAATCCGAGATGCCCACAGTTGGTGTGTGGCGAACATGAACCTTGCTACCGTGGCCAGAAATATCACCTTGGTAATCAGTGTTACAAATTGCGTCCAACACAGTAGACTTGTAGAAGTTTGCTAGTAATTTCTTACTCCATACTTCAGGTATAAACCGGCCACCTGAGCCGTCTGCAAATGGAAGTGCCATTGCCCTTCTCCTTGTTTAGAAAATAAATTTTCGAGTCAGGAAAGGGAATCAATCCTAACTCGTCATAACTGACCGGATAACATGGCCTGATCAATTTGATCGGCATGCTTTTCGTACTCAGCAAGACTCATGTTTTTAATTTGGTCACGAGTAAACTGAGTAGTCTTTTGGCCAGCATTGTTGGAACGAACAGATGAAACAGCCGGATCAGCCGCCTTCTTTGCATCGTCCAAAAGCTGCTTTTGCTTATCCGCTTTAGCGTTCACGGGACTAGCACCTACAGCCTCTTTGTACGAGGAGAGCATCCAAATAACCGATTCAGGGTTGCCAGTAGCGAGGATGTCTTGAACTTCTTTAGGTTGGCGTGATACCCATCCCTGAAAATCAGGTGTATCAACAACTTCGTAGGCGTCTGCATGTCCTTCAACAATGGCTTCTCGATGAGCTTCTTTTGCTTTATTAGCATCAGAAGTTTGTCGAGACTGTTCCATCTGGGATAGCTGCCCACTCATCTTGTCGATAAGTTGTTTCTGGGTTCGCATGTTATTTACGAGAGGATTAAAGTCTTCACCGTATTCATCCACGAAGGATGTTAGGTCATCCGCCTCAGCCACTAATGGCCTCGGTGGAGCATCTACACTAGGAGCTGATGCTGGCATGGTAGCCATCATCTTGGCGCTTTCTAGCTGAGTTTGAAGTGCTTCATTCTGCTTGCGAAGTTCCGAGGCTTCCATAGACGCCTGCGTCATCTTCTTGCGTGCATTCTCGTAAGAGGCTTGCGCGTTGTGAATACGCTCTTGCGCATTCTTTATACTCACTCCATCAGTTTCAAAGTTAGCTGAGTTGTCCTCTTCAGGTTCTGCTTCAGTTGCCACTGCCGCTTCTTCTGCTTTGGGTTCTGCCTCGCTTGTTACTTCTGGTTCAACCACTTGGGATTCAATACCATCAGTTTCAGCTTGCGCTTCCACCGACTCAGTTACTTCAACCTTGTCCGTTACGGGGGTTGATGTAGCCTGTTTTAAAGCCTCGTCTGCTTCCGCTTCTAAACGGTCTATTTGCTCTGGTGTCACTTGCTCTCTCCGCAATGATGGGTATCAGGCCGATCCGCGCCTTATCCTGTTCGGGGGCACTTATTCGGGAATTCCTTCACCCGCTCCAATTCAGCTGGGGCGAAATCGCTTATCCAGCCAGAAAAAAATAAAGCTATGTTTTGAGGAGTGTCTGCGCAGTCTCTTCGATCTGCAGCAGCTTACGAAGCACCGCACATTCCCCTTGTAGCGTGCGATAAGCACCAAGGTCGTGAGGGTTCGTCTCCATGTCTTCCTTCGCAATGTCATACATGCGTTGGAGGTATTCTTTGAAGCGACCCCATTGATCGGGGTTGCTATATGTGAGGTACATGACAGCTTCAACTTCTGATCGCTGTAATTGTTTTCGATTCATTTGGTTAGCCCATATTGCTTAGCCACCAGTCGGACATAGCCTGCATCAAGTTCGATGGCATCAAGGAATAGGGCATCGGGACACTGCAGGTAATCCCATGCACTGTCCTGAATGTTTGGTTTGATGTGGGCTAAATCCGCCACCGCTTGCTTGATGACAGCAAACGCTAGGCGATTTTCTGGGAGACTGAGTTGCAGTCCTTTACGAATGTGTTTAACAGCCAGCTCAGCTCTAATCACCTTGGATAAGGTGTAAAACTTTTTAGGATCACCACCTATACTGAGATACCAAAGATCTGGTTCGTATCTTTCAGTATGGTATTCCATACATTACTGACTAAACCCGTCTGGGGTCTTGCCTTGTTGTACGGATTGAACCGTTTGGGCAGCGTATGCCCTGTCTCGAGCAGCTTCTGCCTCTCTTTCTGCAGGCAATGTCTCAGCATCAACCATATTGAGCATAGCTTGTGACTGCTCTCTCTTGGCTTGAGCTTGAAGCTTGGCGATTGTGGCCGCTTGTTCAGCCATTTCAGCCTCCATATGAGCCTCTCGCATCTGATCATCTGCTGTTTGCCTTGCCTCTTGAGCTTTCATCGACTCGTCATCAGGTAATGGCATGAACTTATCAGGGTCTAGATCAAGAGATCTGGCTACTTCACCTAGCACAACGCGTCTATCTGTTAATGGAAGATCAATTTCGTTGGTTGTCATCTGAGCAAACTGGATAAGACGCTGAGATTGGACTTCTTTAGCCAACAATGCAGTAGAACCACGGGCAACAATCTTCATATCACCTTTGATTTCTTCTTTAATGTTCCATCTCATGTTCCAGTTGTACAAACTGACAATTAGAGGACGCGTCAAATAGTCATCAATGTTCTTAATAATCGATTTAACTGCAATAGAAGCGGCACCCATCATCATGGATATGCCTGACGCTGTCTTAGTCATGCCCGGAGTATTCTGCCCGTGGCTATAAGATGGCATTGATGTTTCTTCATCAGCGAAACGTCTAAATAATTCGATCACAGTGGTTAGATGTTGCGATACATTCTGTGGCTGATAGAACCTGAGCATGGGTGTGGCTGAATCTCCACCTTCACGCAGCCAAATTTTCCATGGGTGGATGTCAGTAACATCGGCTCCAGCTGGAAGCATATTGGTATTGACTTCAACTTGAGGGCCAGAAGAAATTGCTTGGTTATCAATGAAGATTCTGACGGCAGCGTTAATTGTGTCTTGCGAATCACGCATCATCTTAGGAACACCTGTGCCCCATAACTGATGAGGAGTGCGCTCGTAAGGAAACAATTGATAGGGAAGCTCACCACCTTGGTGTGGGTTCAATCGAGCACGAACAACTTTAGATCCACAGATCCAGACGTTAGCTTCATACTCTTCAGTTTCGTCTTCTACTTCCAATCCAGCTTTCTGAAGTTCAAGACCATCGACTAAACCCCACCACTCAATAACCTCAAAGCGGTTAGAGGTTGTCTTCATTAACTGACCAGCAATATGTCGGCGCGATTGTTCGTGGGTTTCTTCAACATGGTTTCCATCAGGATTATCGGAAACGATTTCGTCTATGTTTTCTGTACTGAATCCAGTCATTTTCTTTAGCGCACGAAACTGATGCTTCGTCATTACATGACGGTGAAACACACCAGATAAATCGCTTAAGTCAACTGCATAAGGATCAGGATAAACATCGAAAATTGATACATATTCGATATTTGGTTTAGCGATTTCTTCTGAGGACATTGCCCAACCATCAGGCGTTTCTGACCATCGCTGTTTATTTTCCACTTTTACAGTGGATCCCTTCACGCAACCTGTGCCCAGCATGCAAGATTCCATAATGGCTTTCTTGTACACACCTTCATAATTCAATTCTTCTAACTGATCCTTCATTTCGAGGGTCATCAGTTCAGCACGTTTTTTAGCAATTTTTCGAGCTTCTGCTGCAGCTTCTTCCATCACTTCTTCTACGCGCTGCTTAGCCAACTCCATTGGATCAATCTGTAGCTCACCACCTTCAGACTGTAACTGCTGCATAATGGCTTCTACTTCAGACATAGCCCTTTGGTGTAGCTCTACAACAGAAGGCTCATCCATCATCTCAGGGACGCTGGTGGGTTCTATGCTCCAAGGCATATCACCACTAGGAAACAATAGATCAATGATGCGACTGTAAGCCGCCATTGTTTTTTCACGGGTCAATCGAACATAGATTTGTGAACGGTTAGGATCAGCAGACAAACGGGACTGTGTCTCTTCGTCATATTGAGCATTGAACGCACGAAGGTCTTTGACCCAGTCATCTTCAATATCTTTACGAGCATCACTCCATTCTTCAAAACGATTACGCAGCGTTCCGCCTAATGAATCAGCAACTCTTTCGTTGTTCTCTTCTTCATTAGTTTGAGGCTCTTCACCTTCTTTGTAATCAATTATCATTTAATACCCTACACCCGCTTGAGCGGCCTTAAACTGTCGTATACTTACTACGGAGTGGCCATAATTTCTTGGCATCCTCCGATACATTTCACAAGCGATGGCATAAGACATGACGCGGTCATCGTAATAACCATGTCTAGAGTTAGTGCTACCGTTTGCTTGAACGATGTAAGTTTCCATTTCATCAATCGTTTCTTGGCAGACAATGCCAGAATCAGAATCTCGGATAATGGATGCGAGGTTGTCGATGATTAAAGGTTTGGAACGAGATGTCGTAAGCCAGCCAACTTTCTTGAATTGTTTGCCGTCATACTCACGTTCTAATTCTTCTTGCATATAAAGGTTGGGGTAACCTTTATTCTTTAATATAGTTAGGGTGGTGAGTCCGTGGTTGTTTCGCTCAACGCCCATGAAGGCTCTGCGATAAAGCATACCCAAGGCATAAAGCAAGTCACCGAAATGATCAGGAGCAATCTTTCCATGCCACTGAGCTACCTGATTACCATCTTGATCAAGTACATCTGCACAGGAGAAGTCTCCCTTCTCTAACCCCTCTGCAACGTCAACGCCTATAACGTAACGAGAACTTGATTGAGGTAGATCCCAAACCCTTAAACAGCCATCAGCTTTTTCAATTAAGGTTTGCGATTCAATCTGAAGGTCAGCTCTCATCATTGGGGAGTAACACTCATCTCTTGCGGCCATGAGCCATGAAGAGACAAACACACTACGACCCGAGGAGATAAACGCTTCGTTTGCTGAAATGGGATACTCTTGCCGGAACAAGTCATCAGAGCGAAGCTCCATGATTTTATTGCGCCGCCAATAAAGCTGATCGTTTGTTAAGCCAAGGCTCTCTACCATCTGTTCTTCTTGTTTCGTCTTAACGAAATCTACAGGGCATAACATGACGTATTCAGGTTGCCAGTACCAAGGTACAAATATTAATTGGTATGTGCCTTCGCCTCGCTGTGCTGCCTGAACCATTTCATAG